CCATCCGTGGTTTTCTTATCGATATATGAATAGGGATTTTTTAAAGACTTAGAAAATGAATTAATATAAGGCTATAGGCCATAGAGCTACCTACAGGAGAGCCACCCGCGCCCTCTACCCCTTGTTTATGCTCATCGCTCATCGCTCATCGCTCATCGCTCATCGCTCATCGCTCATCGCTCTACTATATACTATATACTAGCGCCATACATATAACATATAACATATAACATATAACATATAACATATAACATATAACATATAACATATAACATATAACATATATATATATAGTAGTATTATACATATATAGTGGCACTATGATTGATACTAGGCACTAGACTAGCATGGCGCGACGAACGACGAACGACGAACGACGAACGACGAACGACGAACGACGAACGACGAACGATACTACACATCTGTTAGGCGATACCCTCTACACAGCTATACAAGCGTTGAGCGTGACGCCCCGACTCTACCAGACGAGAAGGGTCAGTTATTTTTTATACAAAATTGCTCGTCGCACGACGCTCGTGGTTCTTACTTCCTTGCTCGTGGTTCTTCCTTCCTTGCTCCTGGTTCTTCCTTCCTTGCTCGTGGTTAGGTACTTAAAAATATTCGTTCACCTATTGACTATTTTGTATAACTATGATATAATATCTCGTAGCGGCGTTCGTCGAACGTCGATCATAGTTAAAGGAGCAACAATATGCAAGACATTAAACTCTTGAAGACGTGTGAGCATTGTGGGGAACACATAACGCTTATGGAATCAGGTACATGGAGAAACGACGAATACGAAACGTGGCTCGTCGAACGATGTTTGTCATGCGGGTGTCATCCCGTAACGGAAGTAGTGAGAGTTAAAGGAGCAACAATATGCAAGTAGTATTCGAGGATTCAGGAGAGATGTTTAAGCCCCCGTTCAGGTTTCTCCCTTATTGCCCGAGGTGCGGCACCCTGAAAATCTGACCGAAATCTTCCATATAGTACTCATTTTCCGCCCCGGATTCGCCGTTCGGGGCTTGACAATATTAGGGAAACGGTATATAGTAAATAGTATGGAAATGGAGTTTTTCATCGGGGATTTAGTATTCCTCAAGTCAGGCTCCCCGAAAATGACCGTGGCGCTCGTGGACGAGGCCAAACACATCGTATATGCGACCTACTATAATGACGTGAGCGGGTTATGTGTGTGCGATGAGTTCAATGTAGAAGTTCTTATTAAGGGGGACGTGTGAAGAAGTTGTGGGCTGAGATTGTACTTCTCTACAAGACTGCCAAGGCGTTTGTCGTCAAGGCTCTTGGCGTGTTCAAGGATTCTACGGGCAAGGTGTCGTGGAAGCGTGTGTCTGGAGCGGCGGCTCTCGTCGTAGGGATTAGGCAGATCGTCATTGGGGATCACTTTGGCGCTCTGGTGTGCATCGTGTACGCCGCCGTCATGGGAACCATCGCGGCCATTACGGGTAAGTAATGAACAAGGCTTGCTGGCCTATGCTGTTTGTCTATGAGAAGAGTGTACATGCGTGCAATATGTGCGCTTTCTACACGCTGAACATAGTCATACCGCATAAGGTCGGTGAGCTTGCAGGGCCGATCGACGAGTGCGATACTTGTAAGGCAAAGGATATGGTGCTACACTATGGAGCTTAAAAGTAAACTCTATGCCGCCGAGCAATTTATTCGCTTGGGGATGGATGTATACAAGAGCCTTATAGCTGCTGAATGCACCGCCGACGAGATAGAAGAGTTGATGGCCGAGAACTCTGCCTTTATGAAGAAAGCAGAGTGGGTACAGGCCAAGCAAGTAGCTGATCTTCTTGAGGATGTCAAGAAGGCTAAAGATATTAACATCCCGCGAGGGATAAGCACCGAAGCGCGATGGCTTCTTGGTAAAGTAGATAGCACTAGGTTCGGGGAAGGGATCAAGCTAAATGGGACTTCTGACAAGAAGAAGTTCAGCATAACGTTTGCAGTCGAGAACAGCGAGGACGACTCGAACGTAGAGGTGAACGATGCCGGTAACAGCGATAGCGGACCCGACTCGCATAACGCTGTTTAGACACCAGCAACAGCTTATACAGGCACCGTACAAGTATCTCGATTATGAATACTTCTTTCTTATCGCTGGCTATGGCTCGGGCAAGACTTCTTGTGACAAGTTCATGTTACTTTCGTTGTGCCAGCGGTACTTCGACTACCCTGTAAAGATCGGGGTACTCGGCATAACGATAACTTTGCTAAAGAAGACTTTGATAGGTGATTTTGTTAGACTGCTTATTAGCGCCGGTATTCCATACTTGTACAATAAGCAGGACAATATTGTGCAGGTAGGCGCAGTAGAGATTATTATGATAGCGCTAGAACATCCAGATGATGTCTACGCCCATAATTTTAATATCTCTATAGTGGACGAGCTTGATGAGTTGCCATTGGAGAAAGCTGTTGCGGCGTTTAAGGCCGTGCAGGAACGTACGAGGGTAATGCTCCCTGATGGACGATTGCCCTACAGTTTATTTACGACGACCGCGCAAGGTTATCGCGGTACGTACAAGATCATTGAAGATTTGAAAGAGCAGAAGCAGAAGTATGTAAAGATACGAGCTTCTACTCGTGACAATAAGTCACTACCACAGCGCTACATTGATAGGCTGTACGCTATATATAGTGACAATGAGCGCCTAGCGTATCTTGAAGGGTATTTTATTAACTTGGCTACTGGCAGAGTTTATGGCGATTATGATCCGGGTAAAGACTACGTGCCTGATATTACTGTGGGTGAGAATGAAGAGATTATGATAGGCCAGGACTTTAACAGTGGTTTCAGTAAGGGAGTGGCGAAGGTGAAGAGGGAAGGAACGTTGTTCGCGGTAGCAAACTTCAAGTTCCCGAATATTGGTCACGCTCCTTCTATAATAAGAAGTAAGTTCCCTACTAATCCTATATACTGGTATCCCGATGCAACTGCTAAAGACGTAATGGCAGGGTACACAAGTGAGATAGCTACTGCCGGTATCCAACTTCGGCTCGGTGCGTCCAATCCCTCTGTATCTGAGCGCATCCTTTTCGTTAATAAGATGTTTAAGCTTAATAAGTCTAAGGTCTGTAAGTCTGCTAAGGATTTGGATACTGGCCTTAGAGTAAGGCAGTTTGACGATACTGGCAAGCCTGAGAAGGGTAAGGGAGAGGATGCTCCTGATCATGTGTGCGACGCTAACGAATATGTAGATGTGAGAGTATCCAAGAGCGATCCTGAGCTCCTTGGTCTATGGCAAATGACTTCTAGCTCTGCGAGACGATACGACAATCTGGAGACTATAAGTGCGTAAGTCGTTCAAGACTATCTCTGGCGAACTCGACAAAGATAGCCCTTGGAAAGATATATTCGATAGTCTCGCCGAGAAGGAAGCGCACCTCAAGAAAGGTGTCAGCGACTCTTACGTTGATCTTATGGGTTTTACGACGAGTGAGATTGACGGTTACAAAGAAAGCATGTATAATGTCGTCAAGGGTAACATCGCTCGTGATGGGACTCTTATGACTCTTCCTGAGCTTGAAAAGAAAATGACCTCTGTGCTCCCCGAAACTATCAAGGCCATGTCTGCTAAAGGTAATAACTTTCAAGTAGTTCTTGATGCCTTCAAGCAGGGTAAGACCCCTGAGCAGATAATGAAAGACCCTCGTGTTATGGACGGTTACTATAACGCCATGACGGGGCAGGGAGTTACCGGATTCGATCCGGGTAGTTTTAATCTGGCTTATACGCCAGTTAGCATGAGCCCAAATGAATGCACCTCCTACTATTCCAATGGCGGCTTGCCCTCTATCATCATCGACAAGAAAGTAAAAGGCGCGATGATTAACGGGTACAACTTCGTCAGCAATGACGAGGAAACCGGATTAAACGAGAAAGAGCGCCTTCAACTTAAAGAATATGCCAATAAGGTAGGATTTGATCAGCAAATAGAGCATACCGATAGAGACGGCCTTGCGTATGGCGGAGCTTTTCTGTATCCTGTCTTCAAGAAGGATAGGCCCGATACATTTGAGATGCCTGTAGAACAGTTATTCGCAGAAAAGCTTATCGAGAAGGATTCTATTGACTATTTTGTAGAGGGCGACAGATGGAATAGCGTTATGATCCCCAACTACAACATCGCGGCTAAGGATTATCTCTCTCCCGATACGTATATGATCCCTCTTGCCGGTGTGCGCGTTAACCATGAGCGCATGGCGGTAGTTAGGCCCCTCTTACTGCCCTATTGGGGTGCGCTAAGGCAGTTAGGGTGGGGTAGGTCAGACTTCGAGTCTTATATTCAGAGTATACTTGCTTATAAGATTTTGATCGCCTCTGTCCCTATCATGGCTCAGCAAATGTCGCTCTTGGTTCATATCATACCGCTCGATGGTATTATAGCCGAGAATGGACCTGCCTATGCTCAAGGCTTCGCACAGAACAACAATCAGCTTTTGAGGGCATGGAGTTTCTTAAATCCTTTGACAATTAACAGCTATGGTGAGTTGAAGGCTATAGATAGGTCCTTTGCAGACTTCGATAAGCTCAACATGGCCTTACGGCAGGACGTAGCGGCCAATAGCGGAATCCCTGAGAGTGTGCTTTTCCACACGTTAAGCACTGGCTTTAGCGATAATTCGGAAGAAATCACGTATAAGCAGTCCGAAACGATACGCAATATT